CTATTCACAAGGACTCGCTTCAGAGTTCGGTGGACAAGTCAAAGACGTCCTAAACTACTACGGCAACATATCACCATACAAAGTCTCATTAAGTACAGACTCAAAGGCAAAGAACAAGTTCAAATTAAACCACCCATACCGAGGACAAATGCTAGCAACTGGTGCAGGTGGATCTATACTTGGTTTCGGTGCTGGTTTGTTCATTGTGGATGACCCTATTAAGAATATTGCTGATGCAGAAAGTAAAGTGAAACAGCAAAGGTTATCTGATTGGTTTGAAGCCACCGCTAAGACAAGGTTGGAGAAACGAAGTAATGGATTGCCACCTATAATGTTGGTCATTGCTCAACGATTGCATTTGAAAGATTTACATGGTATTATACGAGAATCCGAGCCTACAATCGATGCACATGAAGGTATGCAGATACTCCGTGATGGCGGTACTATTGACCCTAACACTTGGCTTGACCTTAATATCCCTGCCATATGCGATAGTCCAAATGATTTACTGGGCCGTAAGGTAGGTGAAGTGTTATGGGAAGAGCAAAGGTCATATGAGTGGTTGATGGCAGAGAAACAGTCAATGGGAAGTTACTTGTTTAATGCTATTTACCAAGGCCAACCAGTAGAACGTGATGGTAATATTTTCAAGCGATCATGGTTTATGGATGACACCACCAACACCATTTATCGGCAGATTACTAAAGACCAATTACCTAAAGACTTGCCTATGATGAGGTACTGGGATTTCGCAGCTTCAGGTAAAGAAGGAGACGGAACCAGTGGCTTGTTGACTGGTTATGATGGTGAGAACCTTTACTTGATTGACCTTGTAGCTGGTAAGTTTAGTTCAAGTGAAACCTTGAAAGTGTTCAAGAGAACTGCCAAGAAGGATGGAAGGAATGTCCTAATCAAGATAGAACAAGAACCAGGAGCAGGTTCCAAACTTTTGATTAATGCTTTCAAACGTGATAAAGAATTGAAGAGGTTCCATATCCGAAGTGATAAGGTGAAGATGGCAAAGAATATACGAAGCTTTGACTTGGAAGCATTAGCCGAAGATGGCAAAGTATACTTCGTAAAAGCAGATTGGAATAATAAAGTAATAGACCAATTGGTATCCTTTACTGGTGCCGATGGTGGAGAAGATGATATAGTAGACACTTGTACTGGGTCTGCTAAACATTGGCTAAGGCCAAGAAGAAAGATTAATGTGTGATATATTATGAGTAAAAAAGTTTCAGATTCATTTGTAATAACAGCCGACAATTCTGGCGATTATCATATTGTTGATAGTTTGGAGTTGTCAAAGTTTGCATTGAAGGCGAATGTGGACCCAGCAACAGGCAGTAAGCAAGTGCCTGCCGATGAACTATTAGTAGGGCAAAGTATACTTGACCCTAAATATAATCCGTATTACCTTGTGCAATTATTAGACCTTTATACTTATCATGCCAGTTGTGTTGAAGCAGTAAGTGTTGATGCGACTGGTATCAGTTACACCTTGAAACCAGTTGAGAATGTGGAACCGGTAGAGGCAGAGAAGGACAGACTTGAGGAAGTCCTTAACAACAGCACACCATCAATCAATACCAATCTTCAACGAATGGTATACGATAGGAGAAGTATTGGTTATGGTGCCATCGAAGTAATCAGAGAAAGCACCAGTAAATCCGATATTAAAAGATTGAAACATATACCTGCACACACTTTAAGACGTCATACTGATTTGAAACGTGTAGTCCAAGTGATAAATGGTAAAAAGGTATGGTTCGTAATCTATGGTAAGAATTATGATAAGGATGGTAACCTTTGCGATATTGATGCTGACGATGGTTCATTCCACCCATTTAATTCATTGCCACCGGAACGTAAGGCGAATGAGTTACTATGGACTATGGAGTATGCACCAGGAACCGACTACTATGGCAGACCACCAATCATATCTTGTCTAGGCAGTATCAAGGGAGACATCAGTGCAGTCCGTTACAATTATTCATTCTTTGAGAATTATGGGATGCCCAAGTTCGCCATCACAGTTACTGGTGACTTCGCAGACTACGATGTAGACCCTGAAGACGAGGAATACGATTACACCAAGACTCTCAAATACCGTATCAGTCAACAGATAAGAGAAGTGATCAAGAACCCACATTCAGCTATTTGCATCACTATTCCTAGTGAGGGTGAAGAGGGTAATGTTGACTTGAAGATTACTCCATTATCCGTTCAGACCGAGGAGGGTCATTTCCGTATGTATCGTAAGGATACAAGGGATGAGGTAATCCACAGTCATCATGTTGACCCTAGCAGATTGGGTATCTATGATGCCGGTAGTTTGAATGGTACTAACTCCGACAATACAATGGCTAGTTACAAGTATGGAACCATCGCTCCAATCAAAGCCGAATGTGAAGCATTAATCAATCAGATTGCTAAAGAGTTGGAAGTTACCAGTTGGAGATTTAGTATAGAGGATGTTGCACCTATCGATTATGCTAAAGACTTGGCATTGGCAGACTTCTTGTTTGCTCGTGGTGCTATGACCATTAAAGACCTTATAGATAATTTCGGTGCTAAATTCGGTTTGGACATTGAAGGTGAAGAAGAGGATTATTACTTGAATGCTAGGTATATTAATGGTGTACCGTTGGAGCAGATTTGGAACCAAACCGAAGATAACCCATACCTTGAAGTAGATAGTATATTGGCAAGTTTGGAAGGTAACCTAAATGAAAGCATTGAAAGCCAAGCAGAGGATATTGAGAAGCCAAGTGACTAATGCACGTTCAAGGAACAATGAAAGGCAACTTGAGAGAGCATTATCAAGGTACTTCAAAGCTTTAGAGAAACAAATCCAACGAAACCTAAAATTCTATTGGCAAGACAATCTAGTGATGGGTCAGGTTGACCTTATCACTGAACCTATAATGAGTAGTCATGATGAATATTACGAAATACTTAGTAAATTCGTGTCTCGTGAATACCAATTAGGAAGCAATGAAGCCGAACGATTAATACATCAATTAAACCGTAATCGTGTAGCAAATAAAGCCACCAAACCGAAACCTCGTGCATTCTTGAAGAGGACATTTGAATTATTCGGTATCAATGCCACCGCCGAAGAAGACCTATTGACTCGTGTCTTTATTGCAAGTGAAAGGACACTCGCAAGAGTCGACCGTAGCATAATGGATATTATCACATTAGGATACAAGAGTGGTAACGGTATCAATGCAGTGGCTAATGAATTGACTCGTAGGTTCGACCAATTACAGACTTGGGAGTCCAAAAGAATAGCGAGGACAGAGATACACAATGCTCATAACAGAGCCACAATGGATAAGTACAACGAATATGACATTGAATATACTATGTGGATAGCCGCTGATGATGAGAGGACAAGGGAAAGCCACCTTGAAATCAATGGCGAAATAATAAGATTAGGCGACACCTACAGTAACGGCTTGAAGTATCCTGGTGATACTGATGGACCAATCGAGGAATGGATAAACTGCCGTTGCTCCAATGCTCCTTATGTCATACCATATGGTTATGCTGCACCGCCAATGGAACAATTCACCGAGAACGATTTAATCAAAATACGATGATGCTTATGAAATTCATTAACACATTAGATGATGGGAGTATCCTATTGACTGCACCAGTCCTAATCCCTTATGCAAAGGATTGTGATTATGAGAACGGGGAAACACCACTCAACCCACAACAAATCCAAGCATTTAAGGAAAGTTATGACAAGTACGGTTTCGTAGACCACGAACACGGACTAACCAAGGACGGTCGCAAAATAGGCGAACCATCACAATCAATTATTCTAGATCATGATACTACCTTTACAACATTTGATGGCACAGAGACTATGTACCCTAGTGGTACTTGGTTGTTGACTACTCATATTACCGATGACGAGGCTATCTCCGAGGCAATGAAAGGTTACTATACTGGTTACTCACCATCTATCCTACCACGAAGTAGTGCTGACAAATACTTGGCTGCACTTAAAGCAGGAAAAGAAGATGAGTGTGCCTGTAAGAACCAAATATCCAGTATGGGCAATTCCTTGATTAAGGATGTGCCAGACCCAGTAGTATTAAGTGTGAGCTTGACTAAGCAACCTTGCTTGCACGAAAGTAAATTCTGTGAACTGAGTGATAACATGGAAGAAGAATTAAGTTTAAAATCCAAGATACTCAATGCTATGGGTATGAGTGAAGAAGCAGAAGTCATTGCATTAAAAAGCGAAGTATCCGAGTTAAAAGAAACCATCGCTACTATGCAAAATGATTTCCAAGAAGCACTTAAATCTATGCAAGAAGAGTTTAAACAAACTTTAACCGAAGCACTTACTCCAGTAGAAGATGTAGTGGTTGCTGAAAAAGCAGAAGAACCTGAAGAGCCTACTGAAGAAGAGATTGTTGAGGAAGAAGTTGAAGAGGAAGTCGCAGAAAAAAGCGAACAAGAAGAAATAGTAGAAGAAGAGGCTGAAGAAGAGATTGCTGAAAAAGGCGAATCCAAAGCAGAGCCAGTCCACGACAACATCGAAGCCCAAAAGGCTAAACCAGTTAATATTTACACTGCATTAGGCAGAAACCCTGATGGAACAAGAAAATTATAAGAGGTAATTCTTATGGTAAACGAATATATTTTATCCCAATTAATCAACGAGAACGAAAAAGAAGTATTCAAAGCAATGAGAGATATGAGAGCAGACATGACCACTGCTAAAGCATTATTGAATGATGAGCAATTCAATACCTTTATGAGAGCTGCAACCATCAACCAATCCATCCTCCAAGATGCTTCTTTCCGTAAAATGAACGCAATGAACCAAATCGTATCCAGTACCTTTATTGATGGTAGAGTGTTACAAAACGGTTACAAAGACTCTGACTTCAACACCCAAGACAGTTTAACCGCTGCAGATGTTGACTTCGGCAAAGCAGAACTCAAATCCACCAAACTCAAAGCATTAACCGTATTATACGATGATGATAAAGAGGACAACATCGAAAGAGAAGCATTCGAACAAACCCTCTTATCCATGATGGGTGAAGCAGTCGGTAGAGACTTAGAGGCTGTTTGTGTATTCGGTGATGCATCCTACACCAGTGGCGGAAGTGCAGACCCATTATTCAGTACCTTCGATGGTTGGTTAGAACAAGCAAAAACCTACCAAGTCAAATCTGATTTAGCAAACGATGGTTCCGATGACAACGACGGAGACTTCGACCTCGACGATGGTATCGATGCAATGTTCGATGCAATGATTGGAGCATTACCAGTTGCTTACAGAAGTGCAGGATTAATGAACAGATTAGCATTCTATGTTCCATGGGAAGTCTACGATGCATACCAAAACCTTTTAGCTTCTCGTGTTGACGCACTCGGAGACATCAACTTAACTGGCAGACCATCCTTAACCTACAAGAACATCCCAGTCAAATATGCTCCAGTATTAGACGCTGCAGATGGTAGAACCGTATTCGGAAACGTACCATCCATCTTAACCATCCCAGAATACACTTGGTACGGAGTATATAAAGACTTATCCATCGAACCACACAGAATCCCATCCACCGAAGCAACTGAGTATTATTACAGAATTAGATGTGCAGCTTCACTCCAATGGCCTAACGCTTTCATTACTGGTGTAATGACTGCAAACGAAGCAGCAGCAGTACAAGCAAACAACAAAGTATAGATCCATAACATCTATACTTTCATTTTAATTTTTTATGGAGGTTATTCTATGACCGAAGAGACTCCAGTCCTTGAGGATTGGGAAGATTTGCCATTGAAGGTTCGTAGAAACCGTAAGCATATGTATGAGTATATTAAGAGTGTCTTATTCCCAGATAATGAGTCTGATAAATAGGGCACTCTATTTTTTTTATAAGGAGGTGTAACACTTGTGGATTAGTGTAGATAATGTAGTCCACTTTCATGGGCTAAAGCCCCAACACCTTAATTTGGATAAGACTGACACCACTTTAATGGAAGAGATTGTTACTGATTGGATTTTGCAGGCGGAGTCTTTGATTAAGACTTATTGTCATATCAAGAGCATTGATGATGGTGATGTGAGTGATGCGATGAGGAATGTCTGCCTCCGTTTAACCAGTAATATGGTTAGTCTTGCAATCCAAAGAAGAGACAATCCTATCATAAAGGTTAATGATTGGACTATCCAAAATGTGTCAAGTGATATTTTCACTGATGATTTGAAGGCTGATTTGGAACCGTTCGTGAATGATGCCAGTACCAACCCTAATAAGTTGGGTATTTTCGCTATTACTGGTGAAGGTTTGGATAGGAGTTGCTAACTTATGGTGGAGATTACTGTTGAATTGGATACCAGTCAAATCGGTAAATTAGGCAGTATGCCAAGGGAAGCAACACCACGAGCCTTATCCTATGCGGCTCAGGATATGACAAGGTTCTTGCAGATGAACAGCCCCGTAGACCATGGATTACTTAAACAATGGTTTATTGACAGTTTAACTGACACTGAAGCACATATCAAATCACCAGCAGAATATGCGATTTATCAAGACCAAGGAACCAAGGCTCATATGATTAGGCCAGTTAATCGTAAGGCTCTGCATTGGGAAGGTGGAGGTTTCAGTAAAGGCCATATGGTTAGTGGTATTAAGGGTAAGCATTTCGTTGAGCAATCTTTTAACCAGTTACAACCTTTGGTTATGGGTTATTTCCTACGAGCATTTGAGGAGGTGCAAGGATGACTACTGTTGGAATAGTTACTGGTATGGAAAAACTCTACAGTATAATTATTGGTTGTTTGGAAGCAGAGAATGTAGAGAATGGATTATTGGAAGATGTTGAAACCATAATCAACAGTTACTATAATGAAGCTCATTTGGAGGAGCCGATTGTATGGGTTACCCAACACCCAGCATCTGCGAACCGTCAAGCAGACATTTCACAGACTATGGAATTGACCGTGCCATTCGAGTTTGATTGTGGAGTTTATGAAGTGGACTTGGATGACAGTAACCTTGCCTCACAGAACCTAGCGAATAGGGTTATAATGTCAATATTGAATAATTGGCAAACCATACAAAGCCAAGAACTACCAGGTCAAAGGTTGATCAAGAACATAACACTCCAAACATATAGCCCCGTGGGTTATGTCAATGTAACCAATAAATCTGATAAGGTAGCGGTGACTGGTGTCATCTTGAATGTGAATGTTATCCTTAATTGGAGAATGTGTTACCAAAGAATACAACAAACAAACGATAATGAAGAAGAAGAGGAATGATAAATTATGGTATTACCAAACTGGGACGCTTTACCAGTCCGTACAAAAAGGTCTCGTAAGAGACTATACACTGTATTGGCAACCGAGTACAGTTTGACTGCTTGGAAAAGTTTGCCTTACAATGTTAAAAGAAGCAAAAAACATTTATACAATTATATTGCCTCTGCAAAGAACCTTGAGGAGTATGATGAGTTAGCGAAGAACAATATGAGGTCTACAAGACTCCTTTACACTTACATTAAGGAGAATGCGAGTGGCTCCAAACCAACCCTTACTGTAAAAGTGAAAGATGGAGAGGATAATGTGTCTGGTGCTACCGTTACAATCGGCAGTACTGAAAAGACCACTGATGCTAGTGGAGAAACCACTTACAGTTTAGATTATGACAATTACACTATCGAGGTTGAGGCTACTGGATTCGAAGATTACACTGAAAACATCAAATTCAGAGCAAACCACAAAACCTTTACAATCCCATTGGAAGCCACCTTGTGTAAAGTAACAGTAACTGCAAAAGATGGTTCTAATAATAAGTTGGAAGATGCAGTAGTGACCTTAACATTAGACGAAACTGAAATCGCAACCGGCACCACCGATAAGGACGGAGTATGTGTACTTGAAGACATTAGGTTTGGAACCTACACCCTAGAAGCTGTAAGCGATGATGAGACATTAGCATATACTGGTAGTTTGACCGTGGATGATGATGAGACTGCTACAATTACCTTGACCGCAGTAGAAGATGATAGTGAAGGAGGAAGTGAATAATGGTAGACCGTGGATTCGGAATAGAGGTTGAAGGAGAATATGGAGACCTCACAATAACAAAATCTGAGTTCGACCCTAACTGGTGGAACCAAGCAGAAAGCATTGATTTTAAATTGAACGATGAACCAGTAACCCGTAGCGGTGGTTCAAGGATGAACAAGAAAGCCCGTGCAGGAGTAATGAAACCAACCGGCAGTACCACTGCAGATGCAGACCTACAACAATTGGCTTGGTATTTCTATGGATTTTTAGACAACTATATATATACTGCTGGTACAAGCAGTAACCCTAACACTCATGAGTTTTATGGCGGGGAAAACAAGGAATTACCATCATTCCGTGGTATTGCAGTCTTTGATATGCTCAAAAAATACCTTTATGGTATGCTCATAGACCAACTCAAATTAGATGTAAGTAGCGATGTCTTGAGTGTAGGTGCAGAGTGGATATACAAAACCGAAAAGGCAGGTATCATCGGTCAATCTGGTGAAACATTTACAGAACCAGATGCACTAACCAATGAGAACATCTTCGTAATGTTCTACGATATAGCACTTAAATTGAATGGCAGTGCATTGGATGGTGTATCCACTGCATTCTCATATACTGGTAATAATAACCACGATGTAGATGGAACCATTGGTCTCGGCAGCAGATACCCACAAAAGAGAGCATTAGCAGGAAAACGTGAAAACGAATTAAGCATCACCACCACCTTAACATCCGACACCGTAAGAAGCATATTGGATGCACAATATGGAGAAGTGAACGCATTAGAACCATCCAGTTGTAAACTCTTGCAAGTACCACTCGAAATAAATGTGGCACATTGTGAAAACCAAAACATCACAATGAAAATATTATTCCCTAAATGTAATGTCCGTGTGGAGTATAACCTTAGTGGTGCAGATGCAATCGAAGCAACATTAAGCCTTGACACATTAGGAACCGGCACTGCTACATTAAAGAGCGGAAGCGAAGTAACCACTGACATGTACGTCAAGATAGTAAACCAACAAGAGAAGATAGAAACCGCAGACGATTAAACATCTATCCTTCTCTTTATTTTTTTTCAAAGATCATTATTTAATGTGAGGTGTGATTTTTTATGAGTAACCTTGAAATGTTAACTAAACTTACCGTAGGCAAAGACTTGACCGAAGACTGCACAATCGATGTCAATGGAGAAGAAGTAACCATCAGTTTAAGACCATTGACCAGTGGAGAGTTAGCACAATTGCAAACCATCGAGAAAAAAGGTTTCGTAATGAAGGTAGGAGTTGGAGCCAAAGGCAAAAGGACTAATGTGCAAACCAACAATACCGATGTAGACATTAACGCTGGAGACTTCACACAATACCAGAACGAAGCGTTATTCAAGGCGGTGGCGTGGAGTATGGGTGTTGATGAGGATGAGGTTAAAGGTTTCCTCCCTGGTGTTCCTGAACAGTTGTTCGCTCATGTTGTCCGTATCAGTAACATAAAAGATAATGATTTGACCATTATACGTAACTTTCGCAAGGAGTAGCGAAGGACAGATACTGTACGAACAGTATAAGCAAGGGTTCATAACCCCGCCACCATACTGGGATATGACCTTGTTGCAACGAACTTATTTTAACATTTGTGCAGCCGAAGACATCACTTATAAGCAGAATTTGGATGTCAAACTAACAGCATTATGCGAGGCTGCAGGGATAAAATTCAAAAACAAGAAGAGGTAAGAGATGAGACAAGAAATAATGGATATAGTTCTCAAAGCAACCGATAATGCCTCTCCAACCTTTGAAGCAGTTCAAAACGCCGCAGAAGACCTAGGGCAAAGCTTGGATAATGTCGGTGATGAAGCCACCGATGATATGAGACAATTAGAGGATGGTGCAGACCAAGCCGAAGAAGATGTCCGTAAACTAGGTGATGAAGCCAAAAAGACTGGCGAAGAAGTAGATGACCTTGGCGATAAGTCAAAGTCTTCTGGTGCCACTATGCAAATGGCTTTCCAAAACATCGCCGATGGAGTAATGCGAGCCAAAGAAGGAGTAGTCGAGTTAGGCCGTAACTTGATGGAAACCTTGGAACTTGCAGGGCAACAGGAACAACAGGAAACCTTCCTAAAGATGAACATCGGAGCCGAAGGTGCTGCAAAGCAGATGAAAATCATCAACGACCTTGTAGCAGACTTGCCAGGGGATGATGTAGCGATTGGTGGATTGTTAAGTCAAGCGGCTGCGAAGAATGCTGGCATTACTGCTGATGAATTGAAAAGGATGGGTGTTAATGCTGCAGATTATTTCGCAGCAATGAGTAATTATGGTAAGAGTAGTGTTGAGGCACAACAAGACCTTACTAATTATATATTGACTGGTAACACTGCCGAACTGGAAAGGTCTCCTATCCTCCAAGCCCATATCGACAAGTTGAAAGAAGCAACCACAGTCGAGGAAAGGAACAAGGCATTGCAGGAAGCGATGAACGAGGAAGGATGGTCTGGTATCAGCCAACAAGACACTTATAATAATAAATTGGAAACCTTTGTCGCTATGCTTGATCGTGGTAAAAGACAAATGGGTGATTTGTTCCTTGGTGCTGCTAGTGGTGCTATGGATTTCATCAGTCAATTGGATAGTGCCACTGGTGGAGTATTAGGTATGGGTATTGCTATTGGTACTGTTGCTGGTGGGCCGATGATTGATTTGGTTACTGGTGTCGGTCAAGTGGCTACTGGTTTGAATGCTTTGAAGTCTAGTGGAGCGATTACTGCATTGGCGGAGATGTTGCCTTTCATTGTAGCGGATGAGGAAGCATTCCTTGGTTTGGCATTGGCAGAGGATGCATCATTGTTACCATTGATTGCTATTGTCGCTGCTATTGTGGCAATTGGTGTTGCCATTTATGAAGTTGGTAAATACTTCGGATGGTGGACTGATTTCGGTTCAATGTTAGAAGCGATTAATGCTGGAGTGCAAAGACTATGGTCCGCCTTTATTAATCACCCAGATGTTCAAGCATTCATTAATAACCTAAAATTGGCTTGGGGTAATCTGGTAGTTGCATTAACACCAGTGATAAATTCAGTATTGAAATTTTTCAATGTACAGCAAGGTGGGAAGTTTGATATTGTACGTGCTTTGATTGATGGTGTGAGCAAAGCTTGGGATGCTATGACATTACCTATTAGGACTGTGATTAATGTTATTAGGCTTGTTATTCTTAAGTATGTGGAGATGAGGACAAGAGCCTTTTTTGAGATTAATAAGATTAAGAAAATGTTCAGTAACTTGCCAGCGAACATAAGAGGAGCGATAAGCACCTTGAAATCAGTAATCACTAAACCTTTCACTGATGCTTACACCAGTATCAGCACTACTGTAAGTGATATTATCAAGAAAGCAGAGAGCATTACAAATATTAGCCTTAGTGGTTTGAAGAAGAAACTGACTAAACCTTTCACTGATGCTTGGGATAGCATTAGCAAGACTGTTGAAAGCATTAAGAAGAAAGCTTCAAGCATTGGTAATATAAGTTTACCATCTTTTTGGGGTGGTGAGGATTTAGAGTTTTATGGTGGAGAAGACTTGACAACATCCAGTTACACTACTGACAAGTTAAGTGTGGATATGAACCAAAACATTAACCTTTCCCTTGACTTACGAAATGTACCATCAACTATGGATGAAAGGGCTTTGGCTGGTATGATCAATGAAACATTGGACAGTAAGGAGTTTATTAATCGTTTGGTGAATAATCCTGATTTCCAAAGCTTGGATGGTAAAGTGAAACAGAGGATTGTGTTGAAGTCCAATAGGGCTAATGGTAGAGGTGTCTAATTATGGCGAGTTTAACTAAGTATGCTGGTACTATCAGTCAGACTACTGGTGGTAATTATCGTACCTTTAGTGATTTGAATAATTTGAAGAATAATGTTGAGGGCAGTTGGGCTAATTCCAATGGGAATATTAAGGGTAAATCTTCAAGCCCTAACCGTCCTTCAACTTTATCATTCACTAATTTTGGTTTTAATTTGCCTACTGGTGCCGAAGTCAGTAAGATTGTTATCACTTACCGTCATAAGAAGACTGGCAGTTTATCCATTGGTGCTCCTACCATTAGTCTTTTAGGTATTGGTGGTTTCAGCTCTAAAGCCGTTGCACCTAAAACAAGTATGGAAACACATACCAAGTCATTCTATGCTGATGGTAGCAAAAACAATAATCTTATAACTCCTACAACTAACAAAGTAACCCGTAGCACTGTTAACTCTTCTAGTTTTGGTGTTAAGGTGGATTATCCATCTAACACTAATTCATCTGAGGGTACTATGAGCATATCCTATGTCCGTGTAACAATAGAGTATGTTGTGCCTAGTTATGCTTTGACCTTGAAGAAGGTTAGTGGTGGTTATAATGAGGAGTCTTACACTGTTGAGGCAAGTATATCTAATACTAATTTGACTTCATATAATCCGAGTGTTACTCTGACTGCTCCTACTGGTTTCAGTTTCACTGATTTTAGTGGTAGTGGCGAGTATACAGTGGTGAGTCCGACTACTATTAGTTGGAACCCACAGTTTACTTCAAAAGTGCCTTCGTCTACTGCGAGTTTCAAGTTTGATGTTGATGTGACCTATCCGAGTGGGCAATCTTCGTATACTGGTAATTTCACTTTATCTGAAAGCCTGTACAGTACATCAAAGAGTTTGAGTGCGACTATTACTGACCGACCGAGTGGTGAGGGTACTGATGTAGACCCCGACGAGCCATTACCAGATGGTGGAACTGGAACAGTAACTCCTCTATGTGAGTTAAATGTCATAGAGGGGGACTCATTTATACTGTCTGGATTTGATACCATAACAAGTATTTATGGGGACATTAAATTGACTTTTTATGGTGCTACTTCTGTAGATTATACTGGAAGTTATGCTAACAAACGAACCACTCAAGATGGGATTGAATACACTTTCATTAGAGCAAGTGGTGAGATTGATGGGGAATGGACTATCGAGGGTGCTAAAAGATACAAAGTCCACTATGAATTTTTTAGTGGGAGTGCTGTTTCAACAACCCCTGATATACAATATGATTTCTATATTAATATTCAACCTCTTGAAGAGGATTTGACTATCCCATTCTTTACCATTTTAGAACCGAATGAGGAAGAGTATAATCGTTTGGGTAGTGGTTACACCTATATCGCTCAAAGTGATATTAAACACACCACCACAGACACTAACATTAGGGATTGGTACAAAAACAATCGTATCGGAGTATTCAACGGACCAATAACCAATAGCACCACCGAAGAGGACATATTCGAGAACACTACTTATTGGTCAAAAGCCACTGGTGGACTAAACACTTACGAAAACTGTGAGTGTGAATTCACATATGACAGCCAATACCCATTATATATCCTAATGACTGGCGATTACCCAGAAGCCACAACCTACGGATATGATATAGGAACAATCAAATATACTGAACCATCAATAATCGAAAAAGCAGTCTACAACGGTAGGGAAAAGAATGGTACCTATCCAGTGCCTATCGAAGCATTACTTGATGGTGAGGATATCGCTACTTTGGAACTTGCAAAAGACCAAACAAGTCAAGGAGTAGTATTATACAGTTTCCCAGTCGACGAAACCATCTCAACTAATGATAAACTCGCTATTCGTGGACTGCAAGTAAGAGCCAATATTGAAGCAACTGATAATCTCGTAATTCAAGCACAACTATACTCACCAAACGGAGAAGTAGGTAATAGGAGCATATTAGTCGATAGCAACGATGAGGAAATAGTGATTGGTGGATTAGGAGACCTATGGGGCTTCACAACACTACAAATGACCCAACTCGAACTATGGCAACTCGAACTCTCCGTAGCGAACATCATAACACAATCCGACAGTAGCATATTGTTCAACAATGTCGAGATAATATTCTATCTTGAAACCGTTGAGAAACAAGAGATAACAATTCGTGTAGATGATGAGGACATCGCTTATTATGGTGCATTCATCGAAACCGTCAAAATACCAGAAGGATTAAACACCGATACTTCCTTTTTAAGTATAGATGGAACCGATACAAACGATGCTTACCGTCAGAACATACGGGAGAAAACCATCACAATCGAATTCAACTTGTCTAATTGTGAATTGCAAACCAGTACCGATATGCTAAGGCAACTCACAAAGTTATTCGTAAATGAAAAAGACCAATACAACCGACCAATACCAAAACGGATACAATTCAGTCATTACCCAAATGACTACTTCGAATACATAATGGAAGAACCATTCGATGTCAATACAGAGATAACAGACTACACAATCAAAGCTCAACTAACCGTACCAAGTGGAACTTCCTATTCCTTGTATGACACAGTAACCAATACAACTGGTAATGCCAATGGATTAGCAGCAGTAAACCCAATCATAACAGTAAGACCATCAGACATAAACCTCCAAATCACAGAGTCAAATAGTGGTCAAGTATTCAACATTGCCTATACTGGTGATTGGAACGATCATACCGTAGAGATAGACTGTGAGGATAGGAAAGTCTACCTTATCAAAGGCGAAGACGAACGGATAGACATCAGCAAATATGCAGACTACAACAGTGATTGGTTCCGTCTTGATGGAGAATACGAGTTCAGCAGTGTAAACTGTACCATATTGTCAGTAATATTCAACGAAAGGTGGTAAAAAGTATGAATGTTATTGTAATGACCAATAATGAGGAGTTCCTCCAATTCCTCGACCCTGAACTCTGCACACTAGTGGAGACTCACGAAAAGGGTGGATTAAGGACATTAAGTCTTGACTATAAATTCCAAGATTTGCACGAAGACAAGCAACTCTTCCGTATCGGTAACAAGGTATGGGTTAGTGGCGACACTAACCTAACCGACACCCTATATGTCATCAACACACCAGTAGAGATTAATGTCTATGCCGAAAACAGCTTCAGTATGGAGTTGGAGGAGGTTATGGTGGAGTTGAACTATGCACCAATCTTCTCACAAACCGATTTAACATCAGATAATGGGTTTAAAATCACTACAACAAATGGAGAACAATCAGTAACCATTAACTGGAATGCTCTCAACTATTGGTTCGGAGATTACTTCAACATCGGAGTAGTGCAAAAATGCTTGAACGAAAACTACAACCGAGTACCATTAAGTGGCACTATGACCCTAATGAGCCTTTTAAGGTACATTGAAGAGGAAACTGGTAACATTTTCGTTACAAGGTATGAGAAAGACCCATTAACTAATGTAATACATCGTTACCTTGACTTTTTGAACCCTATTGATACTGGTAAGGATTGGGAACTCAATATTGAGTATGATTTCGTTCAAGGAGTCGAGGACAGTGGAGTCTATGATGAGAACGATGACCCATCCAGCGATGAGGATGAGTATGCAGACACCGAAAGCCAAGATGACCTAGTGGATTTCACACCACTTGGCACTGCTTGGACTAATGTAGATCCAACCGAAGTAGAATTCCGAATAACCGATAAAGACTACAACTTATTGGATGCAGATGGTTTAATATACACTACCAGTAGCGAAGCAGACCCATTATTATGGGATAGTGCAGATATTGGCTTCGACGATGATGTAAACAATGTAGTCATCACCTTGAATAGTGTTTCCAATGTTGTCGGTTTAATCTGCAACGAGAAGAGCTTTGTGGTTCCAGCAAGTGATGAGTATGGAGTCAGTTATGGTAACGGTTACCTTGACCTTGACAACATAGATGACCCAACAGTAACCTACACTTGTTCAATACCAGATGACTCATATTTCACCATTTATGATACAGACAAGGAAAGAACTGTTTATTCCACTTGTATCAACCGAGAAATAGGGCATACTCACGAGGAAATACTGGACATCGGCTTCAACCTAGACAATGTCATATTCGAAACCGACGAATCAGACACATTCACCGCCATAGCACCAATCCTAACCCTTGACAGTATGGAAGGATTAAACAAGAACGATATGGGCAAAATCATAGGTTACTGGAAAAACCTAAGTGTTGAGAAAGGCACCACCATTCCTATGATAATGGAGAAGATAACAGTCCAAGCCTCCAGTTTAGCAGAGGCAAGGGCAAGTTTAGGAACAAGCACAAACACCAATTACTGGAGCAGACCATACCACCCACAAGACAACATCGACACATCAACTGCCTCCAACAGCACATGGGAATTCTGGAGAGCCACTGCATACTGGAAAGCACCATTCACAAAGAACAGTGGTGAAATGTTCGTCAGTCTAGATCAAGAAGGTTCAATTGAATATACCAATATCAATCCTCGTCCAGACTGGAGAGAAGAACGGACTATAAGACGGCCGAAGATTGGTAGTGTCGAGACTTCAGATGAAACCGTTTACGGTATCTATAATGATGTTTGTATGAAGCTCAAGGACAAGATGACCCCGTCCTTTGACATTACTGTTGATGTTGCCAATTTAAGGAAGGGTAGGTATAATGATTATCAATTGCATGATAAGGTTTATGTTAAACTTCCAGACTTCCAAGAATTGGTTACTGCACGTGTTAGCAAGACCAGTAAGGAAGCCCATGATGTAGCAAAGAACACTATCACATTGGATAATTACAGTATTAATGCTGTTAAGAATGTTCAGAAACGAACATACATTGATGCTTCCAACACTTCCTTTAAGTATCCGAATAGTAAGGACTTGACTGTAAGACTCATTAATGAGGATTATGACAGTCAAGATGAATACAGTGTGCAATATCCTGCAAACAAGTTAATCAGTTTTATGCTTTACAAGGTCGAAAACAACAGTAGCACCTTGACAAAGACATCATACACTAAATTAACTAATGCTTATGGTTATGCTACTATCAATATGGCTTATGATCCTGGCGATTACGAACTGGAGATAAGGTTCGGTGGAGATGAGGAATACGAAGAAACCAGCATCATCATACAAGTCAATGTATCTGGTACAAAGGAAGTTTACGAGCCAACCATTACCAAGACCAAATCCAAACCAGTCAAAAAGACTGCAAAGAAGAAGAAGAAATCCACCAAGAAAAAGAAGGTAACCAACAAGGCCAAAAAAGTAACATCCAGTAAGACAAGGACTTCAAGTTATACACAACCATCTGATTTAAAGAAAAAGGCATTGTCAATAGTTGGTGATAGTACAGGATTAGATGCAGCCAAAAAGATAGCAAAATGGTGCGGAACCAAGAAACACTTCAGATACGCTGATTATAAAAACTACAAGCGAAGAGCAGCCAGAGCCTACAAGATGAGAAGTGCTAATTGTTGCGACAGCACCCGTATGATGCTATCAATGATGGATGCAGTCGGATGTAGCGAGAAGTTAAAGCTCGAGTATGTGCATTGCCATAACAGTGCTGCTCGTAAGGGTCATGTGTTTGCAAAGATAACTACAAGAGCAACAGGCAAGTACAGGTATGTAGACCCTTGTTGTAAGTTAGAAAATGGTCGTAGCCCATGGGCAAACCATTTGAAAGGTTATGGTCCTATCGTAAGTATAAATGCTTATACTGGACCTAATAGCAGTCCATTCTAAAAAGGAGGAGGAATAATTTGAGTGTAGAATTAGAGTTCACAGTAGATAAGAATCATCTGGTCCGTACGGATGATGAGCATATTACAAATAAGACAAGGAATTACATTAATTTATCCTTTTCCTCCTTTAGCGAGGACTGGGATGACCTAGACATTTACCTTATCTTGCAAGACGAATTACGGAACAATTATCTATTCGATTTGAATGAGTCCAGTCCGACTGTGACAGTACCGGAGATAGTCCTACGTGGTGGTTTCTTCAAGATGAGCGTATTTGGTTTCAATGATGATGAGCGATTGACCACCAATCCCCGTACAATATATTTACAGCCAAGTGGATATACAACAAACAATATCAGACCTGTAGAACCTGGAGACTATTCAAAGGATATTTTCGAGGATTTCATAGGAAAGATAGACACACAAGTGGAGACAGATTTGAACGATTTCATAATAGCCTTGACCGAAGGCATAAGGAGCTAAAGATAATATGAGTGTTAATAGTAGTAAAGTGAGTGCCTTGGTACAGGCATTGAAAGATGTATTCGAGAACAAGCAAACCAATAAGAAGGATAGTATTAGTGGTGACTATAGTAGCGATAGTGTATCCTATCCGACTGTTAAGGCAGTTAAGAACTTCTTCGGTACAAAAGTCACCAGTTGGTCAAGTACCACATTGGATACCAATTACCCATCCGAAAAATTAGTGAAAGACAGTCTTGACAATAAGCAAGACACATTGGTAAGTGGCACTAATATCAAGACCATCAATAATACTTCATTACTTGGTAGTGGGAATATCACCATCGACACCGGTGCAATCGAATTGATCAAGATTGTTCAATCATTGCCAACAGCTTCAAGTTCAACTATGAATCAACTGTACCTTATCGCCGAAGCCACATCACAGACTCATGATGCTTATGAGGTTTATGTTACTGTAAGGACCGGTACATCAAGTAGTTATAGTTATGCTTGGGAGAAAGTCGATACTGCCCGTGTAGATTTAAGTGGTTATTCCACTACAAGCCATACTCACGGAGACATTACTAGTGATGGTAAGATTGGTTCCACATCAGGCAAACCTATAATCACCACTACTGGTGGTAAGTTGAGTGCTGGTGCATTCGGTACTTCAAGTGGTCAGTTTGCAGAGGGAAACCACACCCACAGCACTTATCGTACACAAGCAGAAGTGGACAGTCAAATCGATGATGCCTTGGATGCAATCACCAATGCACTATCCAGTTAAATGGAGGAGGTAATAATGAGTGTTACTTCCTCTAAAGTAACCGCTTTGGTTACTGCATTAACTAACAAGTTTGCAGCCATAAACCATACACATACTGGAATGCTAACCAGTAGCGACATTGCAGATAACTTGACAACCAACGATGCTACAAAAGTATTAAGTGCAAAACAAGGGAAAGCATTAAAGGACCTTATAGGTGATGCTATAACCTACATAAACCAATAAATGGTGATAAGAGATGACTAATGATACAACAACATTAGATGGAGCATTGCAGGAATTAGGAGAATTGATGGCTGCTAATTTGACTACTCAAGGAGTTACCGCTTCAGCTTCAGATGGTCTTACAACTTTGGCTGGTAAGATACTTGACATTCAAGGTGGTGGCGGTGGTGGAGTGCCTTGTTACAAGGTCGAGTTCACATCAAACAGTTGGACTTATACGGATTGGGATTTCACAACCTCCTCCCATTTCACACGCTTGGAGGTTTACCTGCAATACCAATATGAACCATTCAGCGGTACTGTCACATTATCCGATGGTACCAGTACTTGGACTGCAACCACAAATGCTAATGGTTTAGCGACATTCAACATTCCTAATGTAACCGCAAGCAGCACAACATATACAGCCAGTTACACTAACACCACCGATACCATAACAGTTAAAAAGAGTACATTCTTGCACATTGACAAATGTGACTCATCAACTGGTTTAACCGCTTATGGAAGCAGTATAGCATTGTATAAAGGTAGTAATAGTGCTGGTACACCATCTTGCCAGTTAAGTTACAGCAGTTCTGATAATGCTTACGATTTACACAGTACAAACACTTCAACCACCTACTATAGTATGATACCTATCACAAGTACAAGTGGAAAAACCAATTATGTGGTGGATGCACTCTTCAAAGGTGCAAGTAAATCCAACAACGAAGTAGGATTATTCGTAGCCGACGGGTCTAACCAAGCCAACTATGGTATCGGTGTACTGATGTATGTGTATGGTCAAAAATACTATGTCCGTAGGTTAAACTTGACCGCAACCTCAACATCAAAGAACCAAACACTTGATAGTGGCACATTAAACAATACTCATTACTTCAGATTACATATGGAAGTCGATGATACTGGGGTCTATACTGCAATGTTTGATGATGAGGATAACTTGATCTATGATTACAGTTATGCACAAACCATTAGCAATAAACTTTTAGGATTAGTCCAGCGTGGTGGAAGTGCAACCAATACTGCGAACCGTGTGAAGCATATTAAGGTTAGGAGTGTAGCAACATCATAAAGAGGTGATTTTTTTTATGGTTGAGAAGATTATAGTTAACCCTAATGAAATACGAGGATACGGGAACATATTAGAGGTGCATAGTAGTACGGATTATGATTTAAGTGATTGTACGATTGAGAGTGGAACCGATACTGTTAACGGTGCTTCGGCTACTGTGTATACTTTGACTCCGACTGCAAGTCATAGTTACAGTTTAAGCTTTAGCAGTTCATCATATACTGCTAGTGGTGGAAGTGCAGAGGTGAGTGTTACCCTGACAGATAACA